GTAGGCATTTTTTAGCGTTTAATTGTAAATGTCTTTTAGGTGGGAATTTCACAAACCGAATGGCCGTAAGGAATCTCAAAGGTCATCGTCGCCTGCCACCCTGCGGTGCGGTCATCTCGGCTCTCTACAAACCTCGTAAGGCTCACGCTGGATGAGAGGGTCCAGTCCTCGTTCGGGTCGTTTGTAAGCGATGATATGAAGTCCTGTGCTATCTGCAACTGGTCGCTTAGGACCTCATCCTCGTTGTCCTGCCAACCCAGCGTAGGGCTGCCCGAAACCACTCCGCCCATCGGTTTGATGGACTCCACCCGGTCGCTAAAATAGACACCGACCACAAGGTCCAAAGTCCCAGCGTCAGTACTTGCAGACTGAACGTCCGCAAACACGAGCGGATAGACGATGCGCTCACGGCTTGCTTGATTTTTATCCATGACATAAGTCTGCAGTTTCAGTATGTTTTTTTTATGCGCTCCCATGCTTAGCAGTCGTTACACGCCCCAAATTGACCGTAAGGGTAGGGGTAGTCAAGGTTGCTGATTCCCATTCTTCGGTTGAGGTCCAAGACCATCCCAGTTCGGTAGTTGGTGGCGTTCGGGTAGATGGTATCCAAAGCAGATGGAGGCGAGTTCCACAAGGGGTATGAATTGCGGTTTTCCATCAGGTAGCGGGTTATCCGTTCGGAATACCACTCGGCATCGTTCTTCACTTTGTCGGTGAGCCGTGTGATTTCTTCCATGCTCATTTGGGAGGATTCTTCGCTCGTTCTACGGACCATGCCCTTGTTCATGTACTTGAACGCTAAGACCATGGGCAACTCGTAGTAGAGCCACTGAATCATTGCGGGTTGGATGTAGTCCTCCAGCAGCGTTTGGTTGAGCGCAGAGGTTGAACCGCTGACGACTTGGCTGACGAGTTCCCCATACAACGGAGAGCCAACGATTGGCTGAATCCGCATCTCCTGCACCTTGATGACCGTAGGCCGTATCTGCGTGTAACTGACGTTCTCGTTAATGATGCTATTGTCCAGTAGCGTTTCTTCGCTTATGAATAGTGCCTTCATGCCTTGCTGATTTTATTGCCTTTGCGGATTACCAACTGCTGCTCCCATACGTGCCTGCATTGGGGTCTGTTCACTCCGCTGGGCGTGTGATACCAACCGCCTCTCCTGTTCCAAACGGAATATCCCATGATTGCAGAAATCCCGTCAATGTCCTCACGGGTGTAAACCTTGCCTTGCCCGGCCAAGTCAAGCATGACCTTGCAGAACTCACGGCTGGAGCCTTTGTCCTTGTTGCTGAATCCCGTGGCCCATGCGTACTTGTATCGGACCTCCAGTACTGGCTCTGCAACTTCCTTGACATTCTTGGGAAGGTTCTGCTCGGCTATCTTGTCCACGGCCCTGCTGATAGGGTAGCGGTCCTTGGTTATCAAGTAGGCGACCCGCTTGGCAACCTTGGCTTTGCTGACCCCGAACTCCTTTGCCATTTCTTCAACCGATGCGTCCCGGTTCTTCTTGCGGTAGGCCTCAATCTTCTTGTCCAGTTCGACTTCTTCTTCGCCCAATTCGGCAAAGGCCAAGCGGATGTTTTCGTCGATGTTGGTGTCGAACCGCATCGGCTTGGAGTGCATCACATGGTAATCGTCTGCATGGCATCCGAACTTACTCGCAACCACTTCCAAGACCTTGAATTCTTCCTCGCCCCATCCGTAGTCCTCGTCGTCTTCTTCGCCCCATTGAGGCTCGCTAAACTCTTGGGACTGCACTCCGAGCATCGTGTCAATCTCTTGGGCTGACAAACCGAATCCAGCCGAGAGCATGGTCCGAGCCATCTCCAGCGTGATTTTGTCCTGCATATACTGCCTGACAATACGCATCAGGTTTTGGTACTCACGGCCTGACAACTTCTTGATGTTCTCGTTTGATGCCAAGCCTTGCGGTGCAGTAGGTTCAGGGCTGACCTCTACGGCTGCAGTTGCTCCTGCAAGACCCGAACCCTCTGCCTTTGCGGGCAAGGACACCAAGGCCCTAATTTCGTTGGCTGACATGGATTCCAAGACCTTGTTGGCAACCAACGGAGAGAGTGAATTGATAGCCGTGATAACGTCTTGGACGCTTGATTCGGTCTTGATTTCAATCGGTGGCAAGCCTGCCTTCTCACGCAGTTCTGCTGGGGTCATGGCTTGAAGGAGAGCCTGTTCGCTCAACTGCTCCGTGATGGGGTTGGTAGGAATCAACTCCATGCCTTCCACACCGTTAAAAGACCCCAAGTAGTTTATCATTCTTTCGACCTTCTGCACCCGGTCGTTGACGTAGGTCGCCTTGAATAGTTCGTAAGCCTCGACTAATTCAGTCCTTCCTCCGAGTTGGCCCTCGGTTTTGACACCGAATAACGCTGGATTCGTTACACGGTGTGCAATAAAGATTTCTTGCTGGATGGCCTTGTTCAGGATTTCGAACTGCTTATCCATGTCGCTCGGAGTGAGCGGTTCCAGCGTCGGGGCCTTGGCTGCATCATCGTTAAAGGTTACGACGAAGCGACCAGCGTTGTCGGTTCCTGAAAACTTACGCTTGATCTGCCTCTCAATGTCGCCCTGTTCTTCGGGGGTCGGGATGCCGTTGTTGAAATTAATCAAGTATCCGCCCCAAAAGTTGTTTCTCAGGTTGTTGTTGTGGAAGTTGGCGACCTGTACGTCTGCCTCAATCCAAGCATTCCCTCCGATGTATTCCGGCAAAGGATAGTGCTTCACGCCTGCTGCATAAACCCTGTAATAAAACAACTGCTTTCCGAGGCGGTTCTCCGGGTCGAATGCAGGAATCTTCTCGATGTCCCCGACCTTGGGGAACAACTGCATCATGTCGTCGTTGTACCAGTCAGCCACCTGAAACATCTTTTCTTCCTTGTCAACCCTGATTTTCTCAAACGGGACGTGCTCCATCTTGGCGATGGTTCCCAACTTGGACCAAGTAACCGCAACCGCAAAGCCGTTGAAAATCTCCAAGTCAAGGACCAGTTTCTCCGTGATGTCGTTCAGGTCCTCCGTGCTGGAAAGTCCGTCGAAGAACTTGATAAACCGGGCTTGCTGCTCCACGGTCAAGTCATCCCCTGCCTGCCATCCTCCGCCCATGATGTAGTTGACCTTGCCGTTAACGATAGCGTTGTGTTTTGAGGACCTGCGATAGTTGTCCAGCAGGTAGTAGGGGTATTCGTTCGCAAAGCCATAGGTGATGTACTTGCCGGAGCGATTCTCCAGCATTACAGGGACCTTATGCTCTATCCCCAACCATTGGGTGAAGTGTTGAGTAGATTTATTACTCATAGCGTTGTAGCAGTAAAGTTGAGGGACTGAATCGTGATGGGTTCCGCAGAGTTCTTTGAGTTGACCATGATGGTAAACTCGTCGTTGACCGCAGCGGTGAGGTAGGCTTCAAAATAGACCGCATGGCCGTTGTCGTGGCTCATTGTAACCCCTGCCTTGCTGGATGCAATCGTATTGCCCCCCTTGGCGATGTACCAGTCAAATTCCCTTTGGTTGCTTGCCGAAAAGGTCATATTTGCAGACACCTTCAACGCAGCTCCAGCGATGCCTGTGTAGGTAATCACGCAGGTGGTTTTGTTAATCGTAAAGTTGTAGGTTGACAAAATCCCCTCATCCATTGCAATCGTCAACTTAGCGGCTGCATTGCTTGTTGGAGTGAAGTTGGTATTGGATGCAACGCTCAAAGACCCAAAACCCCGTTCCCGGTTCAGGGTCGCAGTATCGGCAAGGTCGTCAAATAAACCGCCCACCCGTGCAGCGGTGTTCGCCCCGGCAGCGGTTTCGTTGGTTATAGTAGCAGCACTCCCTTGGAGTTGCGTTCTCGTTTGTACGCTCATTAGTCAAAAGTTGAGTCAAAAGTGGAATCAAAGACACCCTCATCGGATGCCCCAAAGACGGTGTACTGGATGGAATTGGAGTAGGTATTGAAGCCTACCGTTGCGGTTTGTACAAAAGCCAAGCCCGTTTCAACGACCGCCAAAGCAGCGGCAACCGTGCTATTGGTATCGTAAACTTCGTAACGATACG